TGCTTCTTCAATCTCGACTTTCCCGATAAAGTTCTGTGGAAAGTTATAAATGGCCAACGTCTCTACACCTCCGAAAAACTCGCTAAAATATGGGGTCATGGCTATGTCTCCATTGGCTCTGTTACATTCGAATCTGCGGCTTATGTTGCCCGCTATATCCTCAAAAAGGTTACTGGTAAAAATGCAGACAAACACTATCAAGTTTACGATATCGAATCCGGCGAAATCTTTGATCGTTTACCAGAATTCACGAATATGTCTCGCGCTTCTGGTATCGGCAAAGACTGGTATAAAAAATACCGCTCTGATGTCTATCCACATGATTATGTGGTCGTTAAAGGCAAAACTATTAAACCCCCAAAGTATTATGATAAATTATACGAAGCCGAATTCCCTGCTGATCATGCTCGTCTTAAAATAGCCCGCGCCCGTAAGGGTCGGAAATTCGTTGACAATAATACACCCGAACGCTTAACTGTTAGGGAGCAAGTACAACTTGCCAAACTTAAGTCTCTCCCTCGAACCTTAGAATAGGAAATTCTATGATACTCGCTTGTTTTACAATTCACGATTCCAAGGCTGAAGCATATATGCAGCCTTTCTTCTTTCCTACCCGTGGCCTTGCTATACGCACATTCACTGATATGGCCAACGATTCTCAATCAAACATTGGTCGCTATCCTGAAGACTATACCCTCTTCGAAATTGGTCACTACGATGACCAAAATGCGACCTTCCAAAATCATTTAACTCCTGTAGCCGTAATTAAGGCTCTCGATCTCGTAAAGGAATCCTAATATGAAAAGCACCGGGCAGCACGCTTTCGCCAAAGTTCCTCGCGCCGATATACCTCGGTCTCAATTCAACCGCTCCTGTGGCCTTAAAACCACGCTAAATGCTGGTTATCTTGTTCCTGTCTTTGTCGATGAGGCGCTGCCCGGTGATACTTTCAATCTCAAAATGAATGCTTTTTCTCGTCTTGCTACTCCGATACATCCCATCATGGATAATATATTCATGGATACTTTTTTCTTTGCCGTTCCCAACCGTTTAGTCTGGGATAACTGGCAAAAATTCAATGGTGAACAGCGTAATCCCGGTGATTCTACTGATTATCTTGTTCCCACTATTACATCCCCTGTAGGAGGCTATGCCCTCGCTACTCTTTCCGATTATTTCGGCATTCCTACTCTTGTTGCTGGTCTTAAACACAGCGCTCTTTGGCACCGTGCCTATAATCTTATCTATAACGAGTGGTTTCGTGATGAAAACCTCCAACAATCTCGTCCTACGCCTACTGGAGACGGCCCGGATTCTCCTTCTGATTATGTTATTCAAAAACGTGGCAAACGTCATGACTACTTCACTTCAGCTCTTCCGTGGCCTCAAAAAGGTCCTGCCGTCGACCTTCCTCTCGGTTCTGTTGCCCCTGTCGTGCCCGTTAACCCGGCTGCGGGTCCTTCATTCAAACCCGGTGGCGGTACAGCTAAATTTCTTACTGGTACTACTGCGAATTCCGCTGTTAACTGGACTTCTAACCCGTCTGTGTCTGGTACTGCCCTCTGGGACAATGCTAATCTCCAAGCCGATCTCTCCCTTGCTACGGCCGCTACTATTAATCAACTCCGCCAAGCCTTCCAAATTCAAAAACTTTACGAGCGTGATGCTCGTGGCGGTACACGTTACACTGAGATTATTCGTGCTCACTTTGGTGTCGTTAGCCCTGATGCTCGCCTTCAGCGCCCTGAATACCTCGGTGGTGGTTCTACTCCAGTTAATATCACTCCTATTGCTCAGACTAGTGCTTCTGATGCCACTACCCCGCAAGGCAATCTTGCCGCCATGGGCACTGTCCATATCTCCGGCCATGGCTTTACCAAATCTTTCACGGAACATTGCTTAATTATTGGTCTTGTTTCCGTTCGTGCTGAGCTTACTTATCAGCAGGGTCTTAACAAAATGTGGACTCGTCAAACCAAGCTTGATTTCTATTGGCCTGCTCTTTCCCATATCGGCGAACAAGCCGTTCTAAATAAGGAAATTTATGCCCAAGGCACTTCTGCTGATGAAAATGTTTTCGGTTATCAAGAACGCTATGCGGAATATCGTTATAAACCTTCAATGGTTACCTCTCATTTTCGTTCTAATGCCGCTCAATCTCTTGATGCTTGGCATCTCGCGCAGGAGTTCGGTAGCCTGCCTTTACTTAACAGTACTTTCATCACTGAAAATCCTCCTATGGAGCGTGTTATTGCTGTGACTGATCAGCCGCAATTTCTTTTCGATTCCTATTTCGATCTTCTTTGTGCCCGTCCAATGCCCACTTATTCTGTCCCTGGTCTAATCGATCATTTCTAAAGGTTCTGTACTATGGGTCTCTTTTCTGGTATTTCTAAAGCTGTTAAAGGCCTTGTTGGCGGTATTACTGGTGGTGACGTGCTTTCTGCTGGTACGTCTTTGTTAAGCGGTTTTATGTCCTCTAAGGGCGTATCCGATGCTAATACGTTAAATGCGGCCACTTCTGCCCAACAAATGGCCTTTCAAGAGCGAATGTCGAGTACCGCACATCAACGTGCGCAAGCCGATCTTCGCAAAGCCGGGTTAAATCCTATTCTCTCGGTTACACAGGGCGGAGCCAGCACACCAGCAGGTGCTGGCATCCCTATGATGGATGCCCTTACCCCCGGTATTTCTACTGCTATGCAATCAAAACGTCTTGCTGCTGATCTTAAAAATCTCGAGCTCACAAATAAAAATCTTGACCTTCAGGGTCAAAATCTCATCGCTAATAATCAAAAAATTTATAAAGATTATATGCTTGCCGATGAAATGATTAATACTCAAAAAACTCAACAAGATCTCAATACCAGCTCTGCTCTTGCTCAACGTGCTAACGCTGCCAATCAAAAATCTAATACTCGTCTTCTTGACTCGCAGCTTCCCGCTGCTGAAAATCAGGCAGCCTTTGAGTCCTCTGCTTTTGGTTCTGGCGTTCGTGCTCTTGAACGCATCCGTCAGGCTACTGGCCTTGACATTAAAACTCCTACTATTGGCCGAAAAGGCAAAAAATAAAAATTCCCCTCCGGGGGGGCTCACAATCCTTATCCACCGCTAAAAAAGGCGAAACTCTATGAAAGCTACCCAAGGTACCCAAATTCCTTTCATCACTGCCTATGGCAAAAAAAACCGCATTACCGTCGATTTCGATCCTGAGGTCGAACCCTCTCTTGCACAGCAAAACTTTAAAGAGGAATGCGATATAAACAATATTGTCAAAAAATTTGAGCGAACTGGTCTTCTTGAACATGCGAATCGCTACGATGGGCAGTATGGCGACTTCACTTCTTCTTCTGACTATCAAACCTCACTAAATCAACTTCTCGATGCACAGGAAGCCTTCGATAACTTGCCCGCCCGTATTCGTTCCCAGTTTAACAACGATCCTGCTCAATTCTTGGACTTTGTCCATAATCCTGACAATCATGAGGCCATGTATGACATGGGCCTCGCAACCCGCCCCGCAGCTCCTGTGGAGCTCCCGGAGGGATCTGCACCGCGCTCCCCAAATAGCGCTGTAGGGGCAGATCCCGATGCCGGCCAATAGGCCGGCTGAACAGTTACATTACTTGATGTAACTGTTCTGACTGACACCTTTTGGTGGCAGTCTACTAAAAACCCTTAACCTGAAAGGTTATCTACTTATGAAAAAACGTAGCAAAATCCCTCGTAATAAATCGAAAAAGCTGTTCCGTAAAACGGCCTCCTTCGTTCACAACAAAAACGTAAATGCTACTCCTATGCGTGGCGGTATCCGCCTTTAACTACTAACCTACCCATGGAGATCGATAGATGCCCTGCTATCACCCCATGAGTGGCTATCGTGGTAAGGAAAAAAACCCACTGACGGGTAAATATCCGATCGTCTTTAATGCCAAAGATGGCTATTACGATCAGGTTGTTCAACTTCCTTGCGGTCAATGTATTGGCTGTAGGTTAGAACGCTCTCGTCAGTGGGCTATCCGTTGTATGCACGAAGCCTCTCTATATGACGATAATTGCTTTGTTACCCTTACTTATGACGATCAGCATTTACCCGCTGATCGCTCTCTTAATAAACGCCATCTCGAACTCTTTTTAAAAAAACTCCGTAAACAATTCGGGGCTGGAATCCGCTTCTACCTTTGCGGTGAGTATGGTGAAAACTTTGGCCGGCCTCACTATCATGTGTGCTTCTTCAATCTCGACTTTCCCGATAAAGTTCTGTGGAAAGTTATAAATGGCCAACGTCTCTACACCTCCGAAAAACTCGCTAAAATATGGGGTCATGGCTATGTCTC